TCGAGTATCTGGCTCTGTAAAATAATCTTCTTTGACAAACGGAATTACTTTTCTTAAATAATCTTCATCATGACATAAGTGTGCAATTATAATTTGCTCAATATTATCCATTCATTACTTCCTTCTCAATTTCACTTACACATGGTGAACACAGATACAACTTACCATTATCACCTTCAAAGCAGATTGCTTCATCTGTTTCTTCGTTTATAGAATTTCCACATCTATCACACACTGCCACTAGTTACGCCTCTTCTCCATATGCCTCTGCAATATCATTAGCATTTACTTCTTCATTCATAATTGATTCACTTGAAATTAGATATCTTTTTTCAATCCAAGAAATAAATGATTGGTCTGTCAAGATTGGTAACCAGAAATCTTTTGTGTAAGTTTCTTTTGCACGATAACTTTTTCCATCTTCGCCATCTGATGCTACTTTGTACCAACCAACTTTTGGTTTGATTACATGACCAGATTCCATTGCCATATCTAGAAGACCAGACCATTTACTGATGCCACCTTCAAAAGAAACTTCAAGAGGAATCTTAGATTTCTCTCTGACATATCTGGACTTTTCAACGTTGATAATAAAGTTGTAACCAGTTAGATCAGTACCTTGTTTTTCTTGTTGACGACCAATAATAAAAATGTTATCTGCTGAGTAATAAATTCCAGTACCACCAGATACAATATCTTTCGGGAACATACCAATCTCTTTGTACGTATGGTTTACCACGACTGCTGGAATATCTTTCATAGTCAGATGTGGTGTGATCATACGAAACAAAGACTTCATCTGTTTGGCTCTAGTCATATCAGCAACAGACTTACCATCAAGTGCATCATCAACTTCTTTCTTACTTGCTAAGTTACCAACAGAGTCAACGATAATTAAAACGTGATCATTTGGTGTGAAATCATTTAGTTGAGACATAACATCATGCTTTAATTGCTCAATATCTGTGATAGGAGTATGCATAACTCTATCAGTATCAATACCAAAAGACTTGAAATAACCTTGCGGTGATCCAAACTCTGAATCATAGAATAGTATCACAGAATCATCATACTTGTCAAGATATGATTTTGCCAATAGCAATGCGAATGCAGTTTTAAAGTGCTTACTTGGTCCAGCAAATACAGTAAGACCAGGCGATAAACCACCATCTAGTTTACCAGACAGTGCCACATTCAATGCGGGTACTGTTGTCTGTACTAAATCTTTTGTGTTAAAAAACTTAGAGTCTGTTAAGACACTAGTTTCTTTTATTGTAGAATTCTTTTTAATTTTTTCAAGTAGGCTCATTTATTTCTTCCTCTGTTATTTTCACACCATTCTGAATCCAGACTTCACAGTCTTCTGGTTGCCAACCTTGTTCTTCAACAAGATAGTCCCATCCGTTTTCATTATAGGCTTCTTCAAATGTTTCTTCATCAACTTCTGTTCCATGGAAATAAATGTCTTCCGAACATCCATCCCAAGTAGAATCTAGTTCCCAATTTTCAAACGATGATACTTCGAATGCTTCTTCTGGACTTTTCATTGCTAGATCAATCTCAGTAAGTTCATTAATATTATCATCTTCAATATCAATCCAGTATTCACCACCTCGCCATACTATAGTGACTTCAATAGAACCTTTCTCTTCTGCATGGGTATAAAACTCCGATTCAACCACAGACTTTTTATACATAGGTTCTACTCTGAATCTACGAATTTTCTTTTGCATTATATTCTCCTGTCGAACATTATATCTAATAACAAACCGTTTGTCAAGTTATTTTTATTGAAAAAGTAAATGTTGTAGTGAGGCAACTGGTCTAGTATTCCACTTCAAAGATTTAGTAATCGTATTAAGTGGTTCAACAAACGCTTTCTCAAACATCATTTCATAATCAACGTATTGATGCAGATCAAATTCGGGTGGCAACTTACCCATAAATGATATGACATTTTCTCTAATTAAGTTTGGTTCTTTGAGATACAAGAACTTTACCTTGTCACCTTCTTTAATCAATTCATACCGATTGGTCAATTTAGAACCCTTGAGTTGATGATTATACATCAACGCACCACGAACAGCAATAGGCGTACCTTTTGAATAGATACTACTAGAACTGGTATACTTGGCAAGATTGTTGCACCCACGTGGGAATGCAATCTTTTCGGGTTCCATATTTTTGAATTCTTGCCAATGATTCTCTACAAAATCTTGTAGTGCTTGTTCATCTGAACTAAGACACAGTGCTACAGCGTCACGTAAAGACTGCCTAACTGGTGCTGGTGTAGATGATCTTACAATCTCAAGACCCATAACTTTTAGTTTTGGTTCAGAGTATCGAACACCTTCGTTGTCATATACATTGAGTGCATATCTTTTCTTTGCAACAAAGATACCCGTATCAGCAATCGCTTCACGTTTGAAAAATATCTTGTCTTCAAAAGCATTTGTATATTTGGAAAGATTGGACATGGCTTTGTTGATGCATGGTTCAATCTTGTCTTCAGTGATCTTATCAAGTGCAGTAATAATCTGGTCGTGAGATTTGTCTTTCAAAAACTTCTCTACCAAAACATCAAGTGTAATATAACAAGAGTCTGTGTCAGTATAAAAACTATACTCAACATCTTCAGTACCACAAAACTTGTTTAGGTATTCATTTACTGCACGGGCAGTTTCACGAATGATGTACTGACCAGTAAGAGTAATACCCTCTGCAATACGCTCATCAAAGTATCTAAAATACTTATTGCCCATGGCACCAAACAGAGAGTTCAATTGGATCTTTCTAGCCATCTGAAAATTATTGTACTTAGATATATCAGCGAGAAGGTCTTTGTTCTTGGTCTTCTCGTATTCTTTCTCTGCTTCTTTCATCAACTTCTTATATCGTTGACGATCATCAAAAAACTTTTGAGTTATCTCTGGGAATAGACCTTGACTTTTTCTATCAAAACAAAAGCCATTGGCTGCCATAGAGGCATTTCTAGAAACAAGACCACTAGTATCATAACGTTTTTCTAACAGACCATCTACAGTACAGTCAAGTGGTTTGATATCTAAGAACATCTCTGGTGATAGATTGTGTTGCATAATGATAGACGGGTATAGTGAAGTAGCATCGACTGATACAACCCACTTATACTTACCAGGTACAGGTTCTTGTACATACCCACCTTTGATACCACGACTGGCTTTATCTTGCTTTTGTGGTATCATTATATTTTTCTCTAGCAAGTGATTGAACAATAGACAATCCCACGTTCTAACTGAAGAAAAGATATCTTCAAAGTTACACTTGCAGTCATATGCCATAGTGGCAATTAACTCTAACAACTTCATCTTGTCATCAAGTTCATCTACTAATTTGGCATCAATGATATTATAATCAATGAAACGATTCCAATCATTGACATAGAATTCTTTAAAGGTATCAAAATTGTTTTCTAGTTTCTTGTGACCAAGTTCTTGTTCAGCAATGTAGTCCAGCTTGTATGATTCTTGGGCACCGTATGTAAACTTCTTAAACAAATCAAGATAATCTAACTGGGCAATGCCTTTGATATCATAGGACAACTGTTCAATATGGTTGATTGTAGTTGTACGTGATCTGGTCATGCCAAATGGACTGAGAGAGTTCTTAGCATCGTTGCCAAAAATTCTATCGATACGGCTGACTAGATATGCAATGTCAAAGAACTTGCTGTTCCAACCAGTAATGATATCTGGATAGTTGTTTACCCACCAAGACATAAACTTTTCAAGTAAATCATATTCATCAGCACAAACGATGTACTCAACATCAATGTCTTCAATTTCAGGTGATTGTGGTTTCCATTCGCCAGCACCCCAAGTCATAACTTTCTTGGTAGCATTGTCGACCAGTGAGATCAATAGAACTTCTTCAATAGGACTATCTACATTTGGAAAACCATTTTCAGTTGTGGTTTCAATGTCAATAGTTTGAATGCTCAATTGGCTTAGGTCAAACTGAACGGCATCTGGATATGTGGAAGATAGATATTGATATGTCAGATCAGTCTGACCATAGATGGGGTAATTTTCAATCTTAGAGTACTTTTCAACAAACTCTTTACAATCACGATTGTCACCAAACTCTATGGGTTTTAGATTTTCACCATAAAGACCCTTGTATTGAGAGTCTTTATCGTTGCGAACATAAAGAGTAGGTTTAAATGGTTGTTTTTCTAAGAAGGGTTTACCATCACGGATACCGCGGGTAAGTATTTTGTTGCCATACTGCCAGGCGTATGAATAGAATTGGGGCATGAGTTCACCATATAATCATTTAGAAGATAGTATACTACAGAGTTGACCAAATGTCAACCCTTTTATCCTTCAAATGTTACTTCGGCATCTATACCTTGGTCTTTTAGTTCTTCTTTGGCTTGGGCTTCTGCTTTGGCTTCTTCTGCTAACAGAAGTTTCTCAAAGCCAGGATGTCTATAGATTTCTCTATACTGTTCTGCCAGAGTATCGTCAGGTCTATACAAAGATACTACAGACGATTTCTGGATCCTACATTGTCCACCATGAGCAACGGGGACATACGGACTGAAAACTATCTGAAACTTTCCCTCTTCGGTTTCAGACTCTTTCATTAAAACTAGTGCAGGGTTTGACACATGATACTCTGCTCCTTGTGCATCGTGTGCCATGATACATAAAATATCTTCTCCACTAGTAAGGGTAATTCCACAAAGGCGTGGTTCTGCTAGTTGTTGCTCAGTTGTTTTTTCTTTGTCACTCATGATGGACTCCATAATTTAATTTTTCTGTTAAAGTTGTGCTAGTGAAAATACCATGATTGAAATAACAGAACACGCTAATGCGAATTCCATTACTTGCTCACAGAATCTACCGTCGCAATCTTTAATGTATTGCTTGAGGGTTTTCATTTCTCTCCTTTTACTACTTTGATTTCAAATGGTTTAAGTTCTTCGGGGACGATTCGTTTTAGTTCAATAAGTAGCATTCCGTTTACAAATCTAGCACCTTGCACTTTGACTCCTTCTGCCAGTGCGAAAGTCCTTGTAAAGTTTCTTGCGGCAATACCTTTGTGATAGTATTCTTGTTTGTCTTCACCCCGGTCCTGTACGCCTTGAACAACTAGCTTATTGCCTTCAGGTACTACGTGGATGTTAAATTCATCTTCGGTAAAACCTGCGGCTGCGATTTCAATAATAAATCCATCATCGTCATCGCTTTTTACAATATTGTAGGGTGGATAATTGCTTGCAATTTCTTGCACGTTTGCAAAATTATCAAACAGTCTGTCGAATCCTACTGTGTAGGAATTCAGTTCATTAAAGATTTTGCCGACATCGGCATGGGTATACTTACGTACCATTGTTTTCTCCTTTTCAGCGAGTTATAAGCGGGCCCTAAAACTACTAGCGACCCTAGTTAAAAAATGATATACAATACTATCTATTTACAACATCAATACAATAATTTTATATATCACTACTATATATAACGGTAACATACTATGAATAACCTTTATAACAAAATGTCATAAACTTTTTTTACTATTTCCCTGCGACATATTAGCTACTAGGACAAGCGGCTCCGTCACCAGACGCATCGTATGTCTCGTCACCACAACCATACTTACGATCATCGTTACTATCGCAGAATTTTTGCCATGCAACCATAGTAAAAGTAAGTCCTTCGCTCCATGGAATATATGATTTACACCATTCATGAGAACCAACAACAGCGCCTTCTTCGACACCGGTATCTGGTCCAGGAACGTAATCACGCTTGGGCCATGCAATTTGTTTCCTAAAATACACATCACCCCTAGAATACAATTGACGTAGCCAAAGATTTTCACTACCAGATACGAAAATGTTTTCTCCGTTTTTTAATGTGTATGTAGATCCATCCTCATAGTTAATTACAGTCTGCGCCGAGGCACCAACTGATAGTAATGCTACAAATAAAAGTAAGTACTTCATTAATAATCTCCTTGATAGTTTTGAATGTGTCCCTCACGTGAAGGCACATAGAAAATTACCGGAAGATTATCTTTTCTTACCTATGTTATATTTGGTTACTAATGACCATTGATCTTTCTCTTTGAAAGAGAGAACTTTGATTTGGGAAAGGGGAGCGCAGTCTTCAAAAAACTTTTCTGATTCGATCACTTCTACAAGTTCCCAATCAGATAACAACTTAGCAATAGTATTTCTTCGTTGTATGTCGTTTTCTGTAAAGTCAGCATCTTTGCCGTCTAAAGCAAAAAGCTCCTTAAAGTGTGTGATAAAGTATCTACCTTGCTTGTGTAAAATGTGACAAGACTGGTATATAACTTTATCTTTTTTGGAAGCAACTCCAATACGGGAAAGTGTTTCTCTTACCTTTAAG